GCAGTATGAACCCCGATCTCTCCTCGTTTTGCAACGAAGCGTAGAACTCGGCCAGAAGGCGCCTGAACATCAGGAATTTGTGCATTCATAAGCTGTGCAAGTTTGTTATTGTACTGAAGAATTGTGCTCGAAGAAAGCTTTCCTCTGGAAGTGTAAGCCAGATCGAGCTGAGTACGAACAAACTCATTCATGTCCTTGTCCACGAGCCTTTGAACTTTCTTTTTAACCTTCTCGCCTTTGGTCGATGCCCATTTTTCATCCTTCTTATCAAGACGAGCCTGGCCTCGAGGAGTTAAAGATCCATCAGGATTTTGAAATCGGCGCACTCCCCATTGCTGCCCCAAAATACCATGATGCTGAAGGACTGTTTGATTCATATTAAGTCCTCCTTATCACTTTTTATCCTTGATGTTGAAGGCCGTCTCCGCAAAGCTTGGGGAAAGCTCTTTTACGAGGAGTTTGGCACTTCCAAGGAAAACACCTTTGCTGAACTCTGTGAGAGCCTGGCCGCCAGCATCTTTGAGCGCCTTTTTGACAAAAGACTCACTTTTCTGAACTTTTTCCGTTGTCAAATTCTTATAAGTGGCCTCAAGTTGAAGTCGTTCATTAAGCTTACGGAGCTCCTCATTAGAAAGACCTTCCGGAGATCTGGCTTTGTTTTCGCGACTTTTGATATGATCTTCGGATTTGACAACCTCGCGATCAGCATCGCGTTTCTTGCCGGCAGGAGTTCGAGTGCCGTCCATTTTTTGGAACCGCCGGACACCCCACTTCTGGCCTAAGATGCCGTAATGGTATAACTGATCAACGGGCGTCTTTGTATCGATTTTGGCAGGGTTTTCATATGTGTCTTTTTCGCCGGCCGATCGGCGCAAAGAACGAATAAGCTCTTCGGCATCTCGCTCATCACGAAGACGATTGATTAATTTTCTGAGTTCGTCAGTTGAAAGCTCAGAAATTGCCTTGCTCTTATCCACCTCAGTCGGAACGGTCGGTGTAATTGATGCATAATCCGACTCATAGTAATAATGAGTGAGATCGGTTTGCTTAACAACTCTATTTGCCATTCGCAATACCTCCTTTCTTCGTGGTTGCTTGAAATAGTTATTCAAATTCATCCTTGTTCAGCTTATAGGAGATATAAGCATTGAGCAATGCAGAAACAGAGTCAATTTTCTCCTCACGATGTTTCTTAAGAAGTTTCCGGTTGCCATTAGTATCCTCAATGGTAACACAGTTACCCATTGTAAAGCGGAATAGCTCTTGGTCAAAAATAAGGAGACGTTCTTCAGAAATTTTCTTCAATTCACCGAGAGGAACCGATTCAGTTTTTGCACCTTGAATGACTTTTTCAATTGCGTTGGGGCCATTTTCTTTTTGCCAGCGTGCAATGAATTCTTGCGCGTTATACGGGTCGAAGCCGACACTACGAACATCGTAGTTTTTGTCGACAATGTACTTATCCAGGTCATCATAGACCGACATCATATCAAGTACTGCTCCATCGAGAACCATAAGAGATCCTTCGTTAATGAAATCATCATACTTAATACGAAGTGCACCTGGCAACTTTAATAACGTTAAACTCGAGATGTAGCAACGAGTCTTAACGCCAAAAGCACCGCGGCCAACCGGGAATAGGAAGGTAAATGCGCAGAAGTCATCACCTTGTGAAAGGTCAATACCAAGAGCACAAGTACATTTCCAGAATGACTGCCGTCGATGAAGTTCAGTTTCCTCATATGTAAAGAAATAAGTATAGCCTTCCATTGGAATACCGAAGCGTTTGGCTAAGATGTCATTTCTTGTAGCGGGTGCTTGTTCGGCACGTTCTACATCACGTTGATATGTTTCATATGAAACGGTTTTACCAAGATTTGGGTTTGCTTTTACCCACATGTCGGGGTTGGCCACTTCCTCAACAATATCAAGTCGGTAATACCAAATAGAAACATGATCAGCTTGATACTCATTTCGGAGAATATCCATAAGTTCCATCTTAATTGTATCACCAGAACTATTACGGACAGTTCCTTCTGAACTAATTGCAACGATCAGGTAGTCATCCATTTTGGATGCGCCCTGTTCTATTGCGCCAACAACATCTTCTCTGATGTCGCCAGAAAGCCATTCATCGATGGTTGAAATTTTAGGCCGAAGACCTTGAAGTTTGTCAATGGTCATAGGCCGAACTTCCAATAAAGATCCTGTCAAGAAGTTCTCAATACCTTTTTTGGTTGGAGAAAGCTTCTGACGATTTGCTCTGGAACCAGTGGTATTTTGAATCGACCCTTCTGTTAGGAATCGGAACAATGGTCCTCGTGATCTTGTGATAGCAGTACGAATTGGCGACATTACTTCGTCGGCTTGCTTCATTGTTGGGGCGGTTGTAATCTGGTGAGTAGTACTAGTATCAACATTCAAGAAGTAGTTTTGAATACAACTTGCATACATTGATTTAGCAGCACCACGAGCAACAATCAAGTATTGTTTGTTTGTCAAACGTTTCTTGATTAATCGACGTTCATACTGACCAGCTTTAGCACCTATACCGGGAATGAATACAGAACGTTCCTCGAAGTAATACCATCCAAAAATGTCTTCAGCCCAGAGTTTAAATGAATCCAAAAGATGTAAATCGGAACCATCGGTTAAAGTTAACTCTGATTCGCAGAAAAGAATAAACCCTTCAACTGCATCTTCATCGTAATAGTATTTCGGATTACGAATCCTATCATCGATTCGATTCATTTGCATGGAGATTTCATTGTTAACAGGAATCTCGCCTCTCAACACGGCGTCCCGGAATTGCCCATAGTACCGCGGAGTGGCCGTGTTTGATAAGCGCATTGACTTACCTCCTCGGTTGAATCAATTTCCTTTAATCATATTCATCTTCCAGAGTAGGTTCCTCTGCGACGATGTGAGTTCCGGGTTTATGCCATGCTTCGATCCGCCAATCGCATTCTTTGATCTGACGTTCAATGGCCGTAACCAAGAAGGAATTTTGAGGAGGATCGAAGATGAGTTTGACTCGAAGATAGACGTCATTGAACACAAGATCCAAATCTGTCCGCCCCTGGAGAAATTCTGTCCAGGTCTGATCTTTACCAGTAATGGAATAGCCGGCAATTGGGCCAACCCCAAGTTCTGTCATAACCATCAGTGCACCATTGATGTGCATGACAAGTTCTTTGTCAAAACTTGTATCGTCATCTCCAATACCATGCATGACTTTGATCGAGTCAAGAATACTTTCAACTACCATAATTTGGTATCCCCCCTTCTTCTTTCAATTGGTAATCGCGTAAAATTTCTGGCAGTGCCGAAATGAATTGCATTATGAGTAGCAAGTGAAGTACAGATCAGAAACTCTGGTTCAAGAATTGCAGGATCTCCTTCTTCAAGATCTCTGAGAGTCATTGGGTTCATATGATGAATCCGAATTGCGTCAAAGATGTCATAACCTTTAACCGCTAAATCGCAAGCACCATCTCGAATAATAATTTCATCTCGAACAGAACGCCAAGGACCAGAGTTATAGAACTCTTGATTGAGAAATCGATCAAAGCCGAACGTTATGATACCTACTGATCCATGAAGCGCTAGGTAATTAAACCTCTCTTCAAAAGTTCGTAAGGATCTAAGTTCGGAGTATGTTCTAATCCTCATGGCCGCCCCGATCCGGATCATCGCCAGAGTAACGTTTCATAGCAGAGATAGCATCAGCATAAAGTTCATCGACTCGCCGAGCAGCTCTGATAGATTCCGTCTTGGCAGTAATGAGTTCTTTCTGTTTTTCAAGAATGTCCCGTTCTGTCCTTGCAGTTAAACTTCCTAATTTTGCAAAATATACAATTTCTTGCGCACTTGCTGTTCCGTTTCGTAATCGTTTCTCTGCTAACTGCATCGCCAATGAAGCCATTTGATTCTCGCTACCTTCAGGTGTAATTGCAGGAGCAGGCTTTCGTGGTACTTCTTGATCGAGCCGAGGGTATTTAGCCATAGTTTTACCTCCTTTACTATGAGATCAAGGGCACTTTAGGAGGTCTTTTCCTACTGGAAAAATGCCGTGATATCCCAAAAAGTACCCCCGGGGAAAATATAAGGACCCATGCGATATAGAGGAGGGGCGATGATATTCACCCCTCCCCCCCGTCTTCTTTATTTGTTTTCTTGAAAACTTTTCGATAAACTCCAAGAATATTGAGACTAACGATCTCATTTATTGCATCTTCGATCGCTGACTCATTGTCTGCATCAGATAAGTCATCGGAAGTTTTGGCGATTCTCGCGAGATACTCGCAAGTGTAGTACTGCATGTCCTCATCGAAGCGCTTCCATTCATCCCATTGTGTAAAAGGATCAAATGGATTGTCTATGGTCGTTAGCATTACATCATTCATTATGATCCTTCTCCTTTCAATGCTCTTGATAAAGTAGAAACAGAAACGCCAAGTGCATCTGCAATCTCAGACATTAATCTACCTTGCGAGAGATAGATCTTGGCACGAGCTATCTTACTATCAGACATGAGGGTCTTAGAACGTGGAGTTGCATATGATTGTACAACATCCAAATTCGTATTGTCTAAAATCTGTTTCAATAAAGCATTACTTATTGCTCCAGATTCTATTGCTTCCCATTCACGTGAAGTAATTTCAACTCTTGTCTTGCTCGCTCCAATTCGTTCTCTCATTTCAGCTAAAGTTTGACCTTTAAGCTTCTTGATCTGAGCTCCATCCATGTCAGGATTTGCTTCTTTTCTTGTTTGAACAATCTTATTACCAACAAGATGAACTTGCCTTTCAAGAGGAGCATTAGCCAAAGCAACCTTAAGTTTTGCATTGAGAGATGCTACTTCAGATGAGTATGCTTTCTTTGCAGAAGGGGAGTATGGTGTCATCTTAATAGCAGCAGATTCTTTTCGTGCTTGGTCACCAAGTGATTTCATAGAGTTGGCATAATCAGCATAGATGATTTCGATAGCAGCAGGGGTCTTGCTCATAAGAGAACGGGCATCTGAAGCTTCAAACATCTTAGTTGATTTGGTCTGGGTTTTAACAAAGACCCCTTTTTTATTGATATATCCGTCATTTGTAGGGGCATACACTTTTTCGCCGGTGGCCACATCAACAGAATAAGGCCCCTTTCGAACGAGAGTGCGTCCTGTAGCAAGGGCCTGTTTTTTTGTGAGGGCCTTCCTTTTATCGACCCGCTGTTCAGAAGAGGCACGGCTAATTAAAGTTGAAGCTCCACGAGGATTCGTCAAAGTTCCACCTTGATACTTGGCCTTTAACTCGGCTATGCCGTTATCGATATAGGACTGCTTATAATTGAGCTCGTGTTTTTCCGCGTCGATTACAACCATGGAATGTTTAACAGCACGGGCAACTTCTTCGGGGGGTGCTCCTTTCACTGTCATATCCGTGATCAGGTTGGAGATCTTTCCCATTTCCTGTTGTTTAACTTTGGATGAAATAACTGGCATTCCATCAAACTTCGGATAAGCTTTTTTGGGGTCAAAGCCTTCCAAAGATTTAAGAGAAGTAACTTTAATTGTCTTGGGGTTGTAAGGAATTGCGATTGCAGTATCACCATCAAAGTCCGCACCAGAAAGTTTTTCCGCTGTTTTTGGAGTAATACCAATAGCATCAGAACCATTACCAAGAACATTCTTGGCCTCTTTGTTTCTTAAGTTATTAGTGACAATGGGGATCTCAAAAGTACCAGCATGAGGATAACGAATAAGAACAAGTTGCTCGCCATCTCTATAATTGGGAGAATAGCATTCATTATCTTTCAATGATGTGATGGGTATAAGAACGTTAGAAGTTTGACGAGGCATAGCAGCCGCTTTCAAATGGACTGCCTTTGAATCACAATCATCTGCAAATGAATCTAGAAGGCGTTGCTTCACAGCGGGCTGGGTAATCTGCATATATGAATCAAAGGTATCCTTTTGATCGAGGTATGCCAAGTTAAGTTGCTGTTTGGCAAGTTCAGGAGACTGCTTCGATAAGAACTGACTGGCAAGAGTTTTACTCCATGTTTCCCAGCCGCCTTCAACACCAGAATCTTTCTTTCCAGTAAAACCGACAATATTGAGAGCAGAGAGTTGTTCATTGCCTTTCTTATCGAGATATGTGGTCTGTCTAATAGTAGCACCAAATTCATTGATCTTTTGCTTGCCATCTTTATCAATGTAAATTGAACCACCATCTTCAGTATCGACAACCGTGTTCATCTTTTTCATGGCGCCGAGTTTACCAACAGAAGAATTCTTATTGGTATTGTAGATGACATCAATGCCGTCAGGTAAATCACCATCTGCATAGATGACCATACCTTTCATGTAATGAGTTCCATCCACAGCAATTCTAGCTTGACCATAGTGCTTATCAGGAGGAAGTGCCAAATCAGGAACTCCTCTTCGAACCTGAATAACGCCATCCATGCTAGAACCAGAAGGCTTGTCATCATCAAATCGAACCATGATGCGTTTTGAATCGATCGACACAGGAGGTTTTACTGATTTATATGTAAGACCTCCATCAGAAGACCAATCAGTAACTAATTGAATTTCTTCTGAATGTTTGGCAGCATAAAGATAGGCAATTTTATTTTTCTGCTCTTCTGCCGTTAATCGTCTCCACTTGTCAGGATCTTTGATAATGTATTCTGCTTTAGCTTTCTCCATTGTTTCGGGAGAAAGGAGCACACGAACTGTTGTTTTATTGGTGGTGCCAAGTTGCGGAGTCTGAATGTTTGCAACAACATATCCTTTCTGTTCCAATTCAACGATGGAAACGTCCATCTTTGTTTTGGTCACGCCCATCAACAGATTGGAGCCCGTGCCAATATCGATCATGCCTTTTTTATCTGCTTGAGACTTCAGCATTTCTCGTGTGGCTTCGGTTGCCCTATGCCGATCTTGTGTTTCGGTTAAGAGTAAGTTTTTAACAGTATTAGGGCTGACATTCATACGTTTTGAAATCGCAACGTCGGAATATCCCTTTTCTCTAAGCCGAGAAGCCATGGCTTTTTGAGCGCCATAACGAGCTTCTGATTCCATATGGATTTTTGCACGGAGTTCCGTTGTATTCTTCAATCCAAAACTCTCAGCAATTTCAGGCTCTGATAAACCCTGCTTTTTAAGCTCTGAGACACGGGTTGCAAATGACTTAGATCTCTGCGGATCTTTACCAGAACCCCACGGATATCGTCCGCTATGACGAGGAGTGCCATAATGCTTCAAATATGCCATTGATTCCTACACCTCCCTTACTCTTTGATTTCGTTGATACGTTTATCAAATACCACAATTCGCTCCATAATGAAAAGAATATCTTCTGGAGCAGGGTTTTCAACAAGAACCTCATCTAATTGATAAAGACGAAGTTCGATGTCTAAATCCCGAGGGTTGAAACTGTACTCAAGACAGAATAAAGCGGCATAAACTTCTAATTGTTTGATAGAAGCCGGAGTGCGGCCATTTTTCAAATCATGAATACGAAGAAAATTATTCTTGAACGCAATTGCATCCGCCGTTCCAAAGGCATTGATTGAGTAAAACAAACATACCTCTGTTGACATTCGAAAACCAATTCCATCATTGACATACATGTTTAATGTTTTATTGGTTTTAGGTAATTTGACACCAAGATTGATTAGCTTTGCGGCAAGCTCATGGAGCTCGGTGCCTTGCTGTGAGGCTCGCCAATTGGCATACACCGCTTCTAATTTTTGGTCATCGTAATTTACCCATGAATATTTACTCGGCGAAAGAAATGCATGTGCTCCTTCAAGATTTGGGTGGTAATTGAACTTCATTTCAAGTGGTATCTCCTTTCTAACTCGGAGAGAACCTCTTCTTTATTTTCTGGGTGAACAAACATTGCATTATTCCGAAGAGGGGATTCATTCACATAATAGCCTTGGTTTGGCTGTCTATGCGAATTCGAAGCCCGCTTTCCTTCAAGCAACATATAGCGACCGTTTGGAAAATAAACAGTTGCATCAGGAACGCCCTGAAGATAGTTGGCATCGTTAGGAAGGACTTCTGACCCAGGGAAGCGATCACGGATTTCTTTATAAAGCTTACTTTTAAATTCAGACTCTTTCTTTGCCAATAGAAGCACTCCTTTCGTTAAAAATAGAAAATAAGATATATGATTCTATCGACAATCGTTTATGTTCGAATCATTACTTTGACCATCGTACTGTTACGATATCCTATCTTCTCATTATAGGATCTGTTTTTATTGCGACCTCTTCATACTCAGAAGAAAGCCATTTACCCTCATTGAAGTTCTCTTTGCACCCAAGAGCTTTCTGAATTCCAAGCTCAATCGGCGCCATAGCCATTAAATGATAATAGTACAAATGCATAAAAGTTGTATTCATTCTGTCTATTCTTCCAGCAGATTGTACAAGAGCTTTATAAGAGTAAGTCTGTGAATAAAATACAATACAATCTGTAGTTATGCAGTTCCATGCTTCTTTAGCTGAAGTATATTGACAAAGGTAAACCCAAAACTTGGAATCTGGAATATCATCATGATTATGCCCATTCCATTCGGAATAGACAATATTATTTGCAGCGCACCAGTCTCTAAGAATCTTAAGTTCATAGTTAAAATTATAGAAAATGATTACTTTTTTATGCCGAGCATAAATAGCTGATAACGCTTCAAGTCGTGACTCATCAGAATTTACAACTTTACGCAACGCATAGCATAATTGAGAAATATCCCTAATGGGTTTGTTCTCAAAAATGTCCCAACGATCTTTAGCCAAAATATCATAGTGAAGTTTATTAAAATCACAAATAACATTTTTATGATGTTGAGTCGTTGCTCTCTGATCTTGCATATCAACTAAGATGCTATCACGATGACGAATCAAACGAGAAACATTTAGATATCGTTCCACTTTTGGGTATTTAGTAAAACGACTCCACATGACGTGTTCTCGTTCAAACTCAGATTTATTCTTGTAAAAACCATTTGCAATGAAAACTGGCATATACTCTAACCAAGTATCACCAGGCGTTGCAGACAAAAGAACCCATGCATTATTTTTAGTAATCTTTAAAAAGGATTGCGTCCACGACCCATAACCAATAACCTTTGACTCATCAAATATGAATATCGCATTTTTGATATTTTCATATTTTTTAATGTTGTTCCATGAGTTTACATCAGTCAAGATTAAAGGAACCATGGACGCTTCTTTTGTCCAATCACAACTGTCTCGCTTTTTTGGTGTAGTGATGACATATACAGGAACATCAACAGATGCTCGCTTGTAAGAATGCTCTGGGTAAAGTGGGGACGATCCGCCAAGAATTTTCTCAAATACATGAACGAGAGAGGTGAGGGTTTTGCCAGAACCAGTACCTCCACGTAAAATACAACCATTATGCATTTTTTCAACTGCATCGACTTGATAGTCAGTTAGTTGTATGTTCAAACCCTCACCTCCTTTCATTCATAATGTGTTACTTAAGCATGAAGCCCACCACCACAGGAGCCATCACACACATCGCAGTTGCCACAACCGCCGATTGCCTCCTGTGCAGTGTCGAGAGCCTGTGAGTACTTTTTGGCCAGCTCATCGACAACCAGGACAAAATATCCCGTCTTGAGATAAGCTTTGATGCCGGTCTGCCCCTGAATCGGCCCCCATTTATACCCACGCAGAATGAGGTCTACCTGTTCAAACTCGGCGAAGTCGAGAACGTTGATGTTCTCTTCTGAAAGCTTGGACATCTTGCCGTCGGACACAAGAACAACATTCGGGGGATAGTTGCCGAAGTTGAGCTTTACGGTGATCAGGGCCTGAGGGGGTTCGCCCTCTCTGGAGTTGAGCCAGCGAATGTTCCACCCATCACGCTCCATACTCTGCGCGACGTCATCGGGCAGGAATACACAGAAATTCCGGTTTCCTGCCGGGTTGAACTTTCCTTCTGCCCCCGCGAAGTTTCTAAAAACAACGCGGGCGTTATCGATGCGAACCTCGAGTTTATCCGTTTTTGTCTTTGCCATGTTAATCTCCTTTCAAAATTGTGGCTGTTGCCACGGCTTCTTCTTGGGGCATGTCATCAAACCCAATAGGATAATTATCATCCAATTCGGGTTCATGCCAGTCATCCACGAAGTCTTCAACGGGCCCGTACATTTTTATTGACGTAATTGCTTCATCCATTAGCCGATAGAAATAGGCTAAAGCAATTTGGTCTTCTTTGCCAAGGGATTTGACGATTTCACTTTCCTTCCAACGGTAGCCTTTTGTGCCAACCACAGAATTGTAAGAATCGCCATTTTTGCGTAAGAGCAATCCGCCGCCAACGCCATCTATTACCGGAACAAAAGATCCAACCCTTCCAACGTGCATGTAGTTATGCTCACCTTCAGGAAGTCCTTCATTAAAATCCAGATAAATTAATGCCGGCGAAGTTACACTCTTAACTTGCCTATAATCATCGAACTCAATGGGCTCTTTTGAAAATATCTTCTTGAAAAGGAATGGTTCTGCAAATTGTGCACCAGTTGCCGTCCACTTTCCAATATTCTTTTTCTTAACAGCCCAACCATACTTAGCAATATAAACCGCATTGTTCACGAGACACATCTTTTCATAAGTAGCCTCATGTTCAAAGAGATATCCATATTGCTGAGCAAAGTCTTTACAAAACTCGATGATTTCCGGAGTTGCATTTGGAATCTTGATGGAATCCGTCTTGATATGCGCGACTGTAAAGCCACGAGCTTGAACTGCATCTTGCAGAGTGCGCATAAAGAGAGCCCCACGAAGTGCAACAATGTTGTTAACATTTCGTCTGTCGCGCATTGCATTCTCAAAGGAAGCACTGGTTAAACCATATGCACTATTCAAAGCAATCTTCAACGCGTTTGCAAGAC